GCATCTTCACGGGTTGGTTCAACATACCCATCGGCTTATCACGGTGATCTGGTCCTTACGCCTGCGCTTGCTGTACACGCCATCGCCTTCACGGCTGCCCACACCGTTGGTGTTACCCTCCACGGTGACCCAATAGCTGCCCTCGTCCTTCAGCAGGATGCCGGTGTGACCGATGCGGCCCAGGTTGGCATAGTGCAGGCCGAACACGTCGGCTGGCTGTGGGCCTTTCGCACCCATGCCCTGGAACTTGCTGTTCACCCCTCGGGCGTTGGTCCATACCTGGCGGTGGGCAGGGTGCCAGGTCGGGGACCACGCGTAAGCGCGGCCCCCTCCCGGCAACACCACTCCAGCCTCCACAAGCCAGGTGTATACGGCGGCTCCGCACCAGGGATTGCCTTTCGGCAGGCCCGTGTTGCGCAGCATCTTCTCCACGCGGGGGCCATCGTTGCGACCGGTGGCCTCACGGACACCAAGGTCGTCAACGGCCTGCTCCAGGGCGTTCAGTGCGTTGGTCTGGCACGGGTCCGAAGCCCGAACCCCAGAACCTACAGCACAGCTGCCAGCAAGCAATAGGCAAGCAAGTAGATCACGAACAGCCATTGGCGGTCTGAGGGGGTTATGGTTTCGGACTTGTAGAAGCTCTCGACATTCAGCTTCACGCCCACGCGGGCTATGCTGTTGCCGATGATGAGGTGAACGATCACCACGGTGACGCCTTGCAGCACACCGGCATCGTAGATGGCGCTGCTGGGTTCTACCCACCGCAGCACCAGGCCGCTGAAGTAGAACACCAGGAGAGCGGCCGGGATGCCGATGAGCTCCTGGACGTTGCTCACCATCCACGTCCACACCGCCATGATGCGCTGCCCGAGCGCCTTGCGCTTGGCCGGTGCCAGGTGCCGGAGCCAGATGGCCACTAGCACCAGGTACACGATCACCATAAGGATGTAGACGTAGGTGGGCATGGGTTACTTGCGTTTGGCAGCCTTCTTGGCCGCAGGTTTCTTGGTGGCGGCCTTCTTGGGTGCAGCCTTCTTTGCAGCGGCCTTCGGGGCTGCTACCTCCTTGGCTGCCTCCGCTGCAGCTGCGGCCTCATCAGCTGCGTTCTCGTCAGTCTCACGGGCCGTGCGCTCCTCGTCGGTCTCGCCGGGTGCAGAGGTGCCGGGGGCACTGTCGGATGCGGCGGCCACGGTACTGCTGCTCTTGCCACCCTGTTCGTCCTCACCGGCACCCGCTGCAAGCCCTTCGTCTTTGATCTTCACGACCTTGCCGTTGATCATGGCCTTCAACCCTTCGCGGGTGATGGGTTCAACGCCGCTGTTGTGCGGCCCCAGGAAGCGCTGATGATTGATGGCATCGGCCTCACGGGCGAAGCACTGGGCATCGCGGGTCACGTAGTACTTCTCTGCCAGTTCGTTGGCATCAAAGACCTCTTTTACCTGATTGAGAAACGCTTTACGGTCCATGGCTGTGGTGGTGTTGATTGGTGTTTGTCGGGTAGGGTGGAATCGAACCACCGTCCTGCGGGTTATCAGTCCGCTGCTCTGCCGTCTGAGCTACCATCCGATCCCTGGTCTTTCCCAGGCGTCACAAGCCTCTTGATCTCTTTGTTGATGGGGCTGAAAGGAGCTTGAAACCGTTGACCCACTCGTTCCCCCTGGTAGCGAGCGAGGGCAGTGCGTCCACTACCCGCGCTCCTTCGCTACATCAGGGTATCACTTAGGCACCCACCGTCTGCACGATGCTCACGATGCCCTTGCCATCGGCACGGCGCTGGCGACCGCCAGCACGCATCAGAGCACTGTACACGTCACCGAAGTACAGCGGGTCCTGCTTGCTCTCGAAGAACTCCTTCTGGCCCAGGGCAGCGGCAACGCTCATCCGCTCGAAGAACAGGGAGCTCTTGTTGTCACTGGTAGCGGTGGCAGCGCCCACGGCCTTCTTGACCGGGGTGCCAGCGTTGGTGAACACCGTGTTCTCGCTGCGCTCCAGGATGTCGAACCCGAACAGACGGGCCACCACACCGTTCACGTAGTCGGCCTCCTTGGCCACATCGCGGTTCTGCAGGATGGGGTCATCCAACAGCTCACCGTACATGTCGCTGTCCAGGAGAGCGATGCGGTTGGCCTTGGGCACATCGTTCTTGTTCATCAGCACCATGGCCTTCTTGAAGTCGGCAACGGTGAGGATCTTGCGGGTACCGGTGGCACCCACGGACAAGTTCAGCGTACTGTCGGCACCGGTGGTGCGCACGATCTGTGCAGCGCTCGCAGCGGCCCAGATCTGCAACAGGTCCGCCGTGATGTTCTCATCGAGCCAGGCCAGCTGGTCGGCCATCAGGCTCACCATCTTATCGTAGCTCAGTTCGGCCTGTTCCGTGTTCTGCAGGATCGCAGGGTTCGTGGTGTACTCGATCAGGGTGTAGGTCACGTCCGTATCGGTACGCTTTGAAGCGGTCGCAGGCAGCGTGGTACGGCTACGTTCACCGCCAAGGTTGGCACCGGCCTGGGGGATGTGCACCACCTTGCCGCCCAGTACCCGATCATCCTCACGGAAGGCCCTGCCCAGGACATCGTTGTTCTTGCGCAGGTACTCCACGATCATGTCCACCCAGATCTCCACGGTGATATCCGCACCCACCACGTTGGCAGGGCGTTGGAAGTAGGGGGACTTCACGTAGCGCTTCGCCACGCTGAGGCTGAACACCGCACCGGTGCTCACTGCCAGGGCGAGGTCGTAGTTGGTGGTCAAGGGGTCAGGCCCCGAGGTGGCCACGCTGGCCATCACAGTACCGCCAGCCAGGCTCATCACTGCGAGCACCAGTACGGTCAGGAGCGTCTTCATCTTCGGCGTCTTCATTGTTTCGGGTTGGTTCGTTTTCGGTTCTTCAAGTGATCGATCAGCAAGCGGCCCATGTACCCGGCTGCGCCCCCTATGAAGCCGTAGAGCACCGTGCTCAACAGCTCACCTCCCAAGCTGGCCGCCTCTACGAGGTTGGCAGCGTGTGCCAGCAGGGCCGTTGCCGACCCTGCAAGCACGGAGACGAGGGCATCACCAGGGTGGTGCATCATTACCGAGCGCTGCGCAGGTTATCGACGTAAGCCTTCTTGAGCGCCTCGAAGGCTGCGTTGTCCTTCTGCTGCATCTGGGCCAGGCCAGTGGGGTCCTTTTCGGCCCACTGCTTATAGTCCCACTCCGCACGGTCGGCCATCTTCTTGGCCGTGGCGCTGTCCGGGGTGCCACGGATCTGCTCAGTGGCAGAGCGGTGCGGCTGCATGTCCTGCACCAGGCTCTTCACGATGGGCAGCACCACGGCCACGTTGCCCTTGGCCTGAGCCTTCAGCTCATCGCGCCGGGCAATGGTCAGGACGTTGCTCTTCACCCCGTTGTCCAGAAGCTCATCGAGCTCCTTCTCCTGGGCGGCCGCCTGGTCGCGTTCCACATCGGCGAGACGCACACTGGCGGCATCGCCCTTCTTGATGCGCTCGGCAACAGCAGCGTCATACTGCTCTTGCGTTGCGGACTCGGGCAGGCCGAGCGTCTTCAACAGTTCCTTGTTCATGGGTGCCTCGGTTTGTGAGGTTGGCAGTTCGTCTTCATCCAGGCATGCCTGGAACTTGCCCAGGATGTCATCCGCATCCGTGAGCTTGCGTAGATCCTTCATGGCCACGGTGCTGCGCAGCAGGCTGCCCGTGGTCACCCGGTCGGCCAGCTTCATCTCCACCATCTTGGCGGGGGTCAGCCATACGTCCTTGCCCTTGGGCATCAGGGTGGCCTTCACCAGGTCAGCGGTCATGCCGGTGCGGGCGGCGATCAGGTCGGCCAGTTCGTTGTAGATCTGCTCGTTCCGGTCCGCCCGTTCGCGCATGTCCTCGAAGTCACCGATACACCCACCGGTGGGCCGGTGCATCATGCCCTTGCTGTGGCTGCTGATCTCGATCTCCGTACCGGCGAGCATGATGGCGAAGCCCATGCTGGCCACCACACCGTCCACCTTCACCTTCGGCTTGTAGGTCAGCAGGTCGTGGTAGATGGTCATCCCCTCGTCCGTGTCACCACCGTACAGGTTGCGCACCATCACGGTGAGCTGGTCACCTTCCTGGAGCGTGGCCAACTGCGCAGCGATGGCAGCGGACGCGTTGCTGTTGTCCGGCCAGATGTAGCCGCTGAGCACCAGGACCACCTCGGTACCCTGGCGCGTGGCCGCCGCTACGAACTGATGTTTCTGCGTGTGTGGCATCTTGACGAGGGCAAAAGTCAACGCACGGGCAACGCGTATCAAATCGCTTCCGGCCGTTACCCGGCCAATGGGGACGCGTTACCCAACGCTTGCCAGTAACGGGGAAACCCGAATTCCTTACGCGCGGGTAGGATCACACTTTTGTGTCCATGGCAAGCAAGGGGAAGATGGCCGAGAAGCGCAGCAAGGCCCAGCAGCTCTACGTCCGCAATGGCGTGCTGCAGCAGGATATCGCAGCGTTGATCGGTGTGAGCGAAAAGACCATCAGCCTGTGGAAGAACGCCGATGGATGGGACAAGCAGCGGGCCGCTGTGACCACCACCAAGGAGAGCGAACTGAGCCGGTTCTACCAGCAGCTGAGCGCACTGAACACCGCGATCGAACAGCGGGACCCCGAGCGCCGCTACCCCACGGCCACGGAGGCCGACACCCAGAACAAGCTGAGCGCCGCTATCGCCAAGCTGGAGCAGGACACGGGCCTCAGTGCCACGGTGAACGTGTTCATGCGCTTCACCAAGTGGCTGCGCGAGGCCAGCGACCTGGAGACCACCAAGCGCTTCGGTGAGCTCAGCGACCAGTACATCAAGAGCCTGCTGGTCTGATGCTGAAGCCGGGAGAACGCCACGCACTACGCGCCTGGGAGGACCACCTCCTGGGCATTCGCCGTGCCACCCCGGTGGACGTGGACGAGAGCCCGCGTGTGAAGGAGGAACGTGTGGCCCGGCTTAAAGGGGACTTCAAAGAGTTCTGTGCATACTACTTCCCGCACTACTGTACCGCACCCTTCGGCAAGTTCCAGCTGAAGCAACAGCGTGCAGTGTATGACCACCCGCGCGGGGTGTTCGTGTGGGTGATCGCACGGGCACACGCGAAGAGCGTGATCCACACCATACTGAACCCCTTGTTCCTTTCGGTGAACGGTGAGCTGCGCACCATGCTCCTCACCAGCTACAGCGAGACCAACGCCATCACCCTGCTCAGCGACCTGCAGGCAGAGCTGGAGGCGAACCAGCGCCTTATCCAGGACTTCGGTCCCTTCAAGGGTCTCGGTGACTGGGAGCAAGGTCGGTTCATCACCCAGCAGGGTTGGTTCTTCGTGGCCATCGGCAGCGGGCAGAGCCCACGCGGTGTCCGCAATGAACCCGTGCGCCCGGACTACATCGTGGCGGATGACTTCGATGAGGACGAGCAGAGCCGCAACCCCAAGCGGGTGGACGAGGCCGAGAAGTGGCTACGCGGTGCGCTGTTCGGTGCCATGGACATCACCGGCCGGGGCCGCTTCGTGATGGTGGGCAACCGCTCCCCCCCGGA